GGAGAAAGTATTTACTTGACTACTAACAATTTTCAACAACTTTTTGTAGGATGTGAGAATTTATCAGCTCCCATCTGTGAATTATTTGATAGTACTTTTCTTGATAATACTCAAGAAACACTCTTTGGACCCCGTCTTTGTGGTCCTCGTTTATGTAGCGATGCGTATGATCCTAAGGAATATGCGCGTAGCAAGTATCGGCGTCGTATGATTGCCGAGGAACGGAAGCGCCAAACTCAGCGCAACAAAGAATTAAAATCAGGCCGTAAATCGTTGCCTAAGAATCGTAAGGAGTTGCTTAAGAAGCCTCACCTTTATTCTGATTCTTTCCCTGGACTGTCAGCATTGGCAGCTAATGGGTGCACGAGTATGGCCAAAACATGGATGCAGTGCGTCGAACAAGCTCAAGATAAGGGCTACGAGGATATTATTTCCGTCGTTGAGCAAATTTTGCTCTTGTACTTCGCACTCAAGGATGCTAAAAATGCTCGACATTTCGCTTCAATAGTTATGCTTTACCTATCTTCCAAAGTGGAGAGAGGTTTATGTAATGCTATATTGCGACTTGTCTTTTCTTCTGAAACAGAGGAAGGCATTGGGTGCAGTTCTTTCTTCACAGATACTCCTCGTATCGAAGAAATGTGCGCTGACTTTGCAAGTCAAAAGGATTTTGAGAAATTCTCCGAATCTCTTTCCAACGCATCCACCAAGTATTCTGATTTCCGTAAATCTGCGATTTTTGATAAAGTCACTGATTTAATGTCTATTTTGTTAGCCGTTGGATTGATTAATGATAACAAGACTCTTCCCGTTACTGTGAAGGGAATTGAACTATATCGTTTTCATGCTGCCAAGGGCCGGAAGAATTACGGTGATTTAGTTGAATCTCTTCTAGATACCGCAAAATTCCTGGTCGAGCGTGGACATAAATGTTTCACCGAATCATCCTGGTATCCTCTTATGTATTCTGAAGATAAGGGACTTGCTTTTGAAAAAGAGTATTGTCTTTTAATTGGAAATTTCGAGTTCGTCCGTTTAGGGCAGTATATCGAATCTCCATTTTTAGATCATGCAGAGTTTGACCTTCGGTTGACTAACGCGATCACTGTATGTGAAGGTTTATTGAATGCTTGTCCGAAAGGTGAACGAGCTTTTATCACGAAGCGCCTTGAAAATCTAAATAAGATTCGCGCTACTGATAAGCTTATCAATCATGGAGGTGGTCTTCGACCTGCTCCTTTTACCTTTTTGATTCATGGTACGTCCTCCATTGCTAAGAGTTCCATTGTCAACAATCTAATGACTTATTGTCTGCAGAGAATGGCCTTGGAAGAAGGTAAGGAAGATTATGTTGTCGATCCAGACGCTATTTGTACATTGAACGAAATGGATAAGTATCATTCTGATTACAAATCCTTTACGCAAGCTGTTTTATTGGATGATTTAGCGAATGCAAAGAGAGAGACTGTGGATGTAAATCCTACTGTCAATATCATTAATTTTGTTAATAACATTAAGCGTACCGCAATTATGGCAGAAGCCAATTTGAAAGGTATGATCCAATTGAACCCTCGTCTTGTTTGTGCTACAACCAATGTGTGGGAGAAGTGGGCTCGTGAGTATTCTAACGAACCACTTTCTGCTTTACGTAGGTTTCAGTATCACATTCGTGCTCGTGTGAAATCAGATTTTCGTAAGTCCGGAACTGTTATGGTTGACGGCAAAAAGCTTGCTGAGGCTACCAACGCTGAGAATTTCTGCCCTGATGCATGGGAATTTGATGTTTATGAGTATATTGGAGTTGATGAAGGTAAAGATACCTGTCAGAAACCAGTTGCCGAACTCGTCTACTTCCCGAATGCTGCCGGTAGAGCGCAAGAAGCTTACCAATTGAATTTTGGAGAGCTTATGCAATTATTAGCGCATGGTATTCATGAACATCGGAAAATACAATATTCCGTTGTGGAGACGTCGCAAAAGACCTTTGCACAGAAATTGTGCCCACATGGATCATTTCCAACGTGGTGTAAAGAGTGTGGTGGTAGTAATTTTTATTCCACCGAACACATGCCTAAGGATCGCCAATACCAGGTAGTTCCTATGGATGATGAAGAAGAACTCTATTACAAAGAGAAAGCTCGTCTTCAGAAGGAGTATGAGAAGAAAGATATTGTCTCTCGTGCTCGCCAAGAATTTGCTGAGGAACATCCCGACTGGTTGCCCATGGAGGCTCCAGCTCGTAAGATATTTCCAAAGCGAAAAGGACGTAATGGTCGCCGTCGAATACGGCTACCCACGTCTAGCAAGCGCTTACAATCCGATGCCGGGTCTAGGTGGACCAATTACGATTTGCCTAGAGATCATCCATATCATCCTCGGCATGCACCTTTCATGGAATATGAGTGGGTACCAGCTTATGTTAAGTTTGCATATAAAATGTGGCTAAACTCGACACTTGGCTTGGTTAAATTTGCTATTCGAGATTTCCGTGATTGGTATCGTGAAAATGTCCACTTTGTTGACGCAGCGTTTATGGCTTGCGGCAGTATACCCCCTGGTTTTTATAGAGCTGAGACTTGGATGGAGAATCAAACACCAAAACAGTTGAAAGCCGTATTAATTACTTGGAGGTCCGCATTTAAGACTGCCGGCGAGCTTGCTCACGCTGAGTATCAGATGCGTAAGGCAATGATGTCGGAACGCATTGGTGAGGCTCGAGAAGAGCTACACCGATGGCGTAAGAGTCCTTGGAATGATTATACATCATATATTCCGAAAAGACTTTTCGAGTCAGCAAAGATGCAATGGCTAATTACGTGGACTCGCTCACGCGAATTTGTTAAACAGTATACCAATTTTTCCCGGATTTATGCAACTTGTGTTTTAGGACTAGGTTACTTTGATCCGGCGGTCTTTGTTCCAGGTGTCGCTTCTTATATAGTAGGGAGTGTCATTATTCTACGGGCAAGGAAAGATTGGTTGATTGCGAAGGTTTCTGAAAGTCGAGAACTCATGCCAGGATTGGTGAAGAAGATTCGAGATCATGAAATATCAATGGGAAAACTCCTATTTGTGTGTTTCGCAGCTGTTCTAGCATTGTACGCATTGTACCTCATGATTCGAAAGCTTCGTGGTACTCTGAAAGCAGATGGAAACGGTATGTCCGTGACGGCTGAGGAGAATAATGTTTGGTTAGCACCTACGTTAGAACCTCTCCCCGAAGGTGTAGACGTCCATCACAGTGTTGACGGTTTAACCCCTGCTGTTCACAAGAATTTGGCTAATGTTTGTCTTGGTGGCAAAGTTTCTAATGGTCTCTTTATTGATTCCAATTTGCTTTTGCTACCACATCATGTTATGCCCACTTCTGAAGTTAACTTGCAGATCACGATGTCTAACCCTGAATTCATGTGTGGTAAGAATTTTGAGTGTATGATTAGTCCAACTGACTGCTGTCGTTTACACTCCGAGTCAGATCTTATGGCTGTTTATGTTGCTCGTTCTGGAGACATGAAGAATTTAACAAAGTTCTTTCCGGATGAGTTGACTAAGCGTGAAATTAGTACTCGGATGTTGTGGAAGTCCGCAGATGGTGAGCGTCATCAAACGTTGACAAAGTTTAATTCTTTTGGTAAAGTTAAATCTGACCATGCGAGTTTTACTAATGGTGCTTACTATCGGATGTCAAACCCCTCGTTCGCCGGTCTATGTTGTGCGACACATTTGTTCGAAAGTTCTACAAATTGTTACATTGCTGGTTTCCATTTAGCTGGAACTCGAAAGGCCGATGGGCTCAATGCCGCTGAGATGGTTACGAAGGATATGATTAGTAAGGTGCGAGATCAACTTGATTCAAGAACCTCTATCATTTTTACTTCTAGTTCGGCAAATATGCGCACTGATGCCTATGGAATTAGTTTTGTCCCGGAGCCAGAGATCCCGATGCGAAGTCCTTTACGCTATCAGGAGAGTGGCCAAGTTGCCCACTTTGGTTCTTTACCGCAATTCCGCGTTCGACCCAAATCTAGTGTTATTACATCCCCGATTTCGCCTTTAATAGAGGAGCATTGTGGTGTTCCCCAGCAATGGGGCCCCCCCGCAAATTGTCGGAAGGATGAGACCAAGATTAGAGATTGGGCTCCATATCAGAAGTACATAGCTGGTGCTGGTAACGCTTTTCAAGAGTTCCCCGAACATCTGTTAAGTCGCGCTGTCGATGACTATATTGGTCAAATTGATAGAATGTGTGCAACACAGTTTGGTAAAGGGGTTTTGTCTAACGTTCGAGTACTTTCAGAAGTGGAAACTGTATCTGGTGTTGACGGCTTGAAGTTTGTAGATGCGATGAAGACTGGTACTTCTATGGGTTTTCCCATCAATAAGTCCAAGGAAAATTTCATCATAACTTTGGATCCTGAAGAGTTTGAACAAGAATGTCCGCGAACCCTTGATGCTGAAACGCTATCTTTGGCTGAAGAAGCCCGAGAGTGTTATGCGCGTCGGGAGCGACACTATCCTGTTTTTAAAGCTTGTACCAAGGATGAACCCACTAAGTTATCCAAACTAAAAGTTCGTGTCTTTCAAGCTGCACCTGCAGCCTTGCAATATAATATTCGGAAATACTTCCTAACGATTTGTCATTTTATGTCGAGCGCGCCTCTAACCACTGAGTGCGCTGTTGGAATTAATTCTCAAGGTCCTGCGTGGACTGAATTGAATGAACATATTTGCAAGTTCGGAGATGATCGAATGGTAGCCGGAGACTTTAAAGCTTATGACCAGCATATGTCAGCGAGAATGGTTTTGTGTGCTTTCACGGTTTTTGAACACATTGCCCGCAAAGCGGGATATAGTGACGAGGACCTTCTTATCATGCGAGGCATTGCTTCTGATGTTGCTTATCCCGTCGTGAACTTGAACGGGGAGCTCATACAGCTTTTTGGATCTAACCCTAGTGGCCAGAATTTAATTGTGTATGTCAATAGCGTTGTGAACTCCATTTATCAAAGGTGTGTGTTCTTTGCACTTTACCCTG